AGTTACAGGAGATCGAAGCTGTGCTTAACTACCTTAACATTCAGTTGAGAAAGATTCGCCGCAAGCATTTTCAGAACTACTTGGAAAAGTATGCCAAGGCTTTGAGTAGCCGTGATGCTGAAAAATATGCTGACGGAGAACAAGAAGTTGTTGAGTATGAAGAAATAGTGAATGAAGTGGCGCTGGTTCGTAACCAATATTTGGGAATAATCAAAGCATTAGAATCCAAAAATTGGACACTCAGTAACATAGTGAAATTGAGAGTATCGGGATTAGAAGACGCGAGCATATAACAAAATGAACACAAACAAACAAAACAACAGACCCAAATGCATTCTTTGCGATAAACCGTCGGTGAAAATCAGCACCAACAAAAACACCAAGCACACCACTTGGCGTAAGTATTGCAGCGCCCACCACAATCAGATCACTGCAGCCAAGCATGGTCTAAAAAGCATAGCTCACATCACAGCAATGAGAGCTGGGTTTGGAGATGTCACTAGTCACCGAAACAGCAGTCACCCATCACGAAAGTACCGTAAAGATTATTGTGAAAATCGTGATGGTAGATTGGGATTTGTTTGCACTTATAACACAAGTCTTCCTCCCATTAGAGGAATCGAGTACCATGGGTTCCTGGATGTGGATCACATCAACGGGAATCCAGATGACAATAGACCAGAAAATTTGCAAACTCTGTGCAAATGTTGCCATGCGTATAAAACCTTGCTCAATAATGATTCTGTGACTCCGGGTAGAAAAACCATCAAGAACTTTAAAATGAACAATCCAAATTTTCGAACTTCATTTAAAGTTGACATTGTGGTAAACGAAGTGTATCCTTAAATAAAGGAGCACACAGGATGAAATCAAATTTTTTCTGGATCGGTTATTGTGAGACCACTTTTAGGATTTGGGGTGTGATACCGCTAGAACGGTCTCCAGTGAACAAAGAGATGTTTATGGTAGAAAATAAACGAGGGGCCATCCAATGGAAATCTCACTACATGATTACCCGCTACGCAACCATCTCGGGCAAAGTCAGTAAAAAGCTAGAGATCAAGTTCCACGACCAGTCAGATATCATTGATGCAGTTTGCCGTCGAACTAGCAAAGGCTACATGCCTGTTGACCTTCGTAAGCTACACAATGTCCATTTTTTCTTTCCAAATTTTAAAAAGAATCTAAAAGAAGCTGCTGCTTTAGCCCTCAACAAAGGATAAAACACAATGAAATTGGATGCTTGGATTGGTTGGTGCAAAGAAGGCACCAGCGATAAAGTTTGGGTTTTGCTGGTGCTGGAACGTAATCGCTGGAATGGCATCACACGTTACGCTACAATCTGGGGCCGGCGCGGCAGTCGTTTGCAAAGCAAGATCTTTGAAGACTGTAACTGCCAGCGAGCCATCGACGCAAAGATCCGCAAAGGATACAAACCAATTGACAAGCAACAGTTGGACACTGTGTATCCTGAGTTTGAACAGGATTTGGAAAAGGCTGCATTTTGGGCCATGCTCAAAGGATAATCATGCACATTAATGACACAGTAATGGTTCGCATCAACCCCGATACGCCTGACAAATACATAAAAATTTGGGCATTGCAAGCTCTGCGAAATTACACCTATCGAATTTATTGGGGTATACTCGATAAATCGATTGATTCCACTGTGGTACATACGTTTCGGTCCGGCGACCGTTACAAGCTCAGGCAAAAGTTGAATAATAAACATCAAAATGGATACATAGAGATTGATAGATTGCACTCTCTGTTTCAACCAGTCACTACTCAGTTGGATCAACACGATTTTTGGCTGAAACTAACTGATAGCTATTGAGTTAAGAAATGAATAACCCACTGCCAAATTTACATCGACTGTGCAACGCTCAGGACGATTTTGAAAACATCTATCAACCTAAGAATATGAATAAATTTCAGGAATGGCTGGCAGAAACATGGGGGTTAGAATACATCCCCAAAAATAATTTTATTGGTGATGACTGGGAGTTTGTCATCTTAGATGAAGCCAAATACACTTTCTTTTTACTAAGGTATTCAGACACATGGAAAAAAGTACACGAATAAATTTCAAATCCAATCTAATGGACACCGTAAACATGGTCCGCTGGTGTGTCCAAAATTTTGGGCCACCAGGCTTGGGTCGTTGGAGAATTAACACTGACGAATTTGTTTTTGTTTTTTGGAATCCTGAGCAGGCAACTTTGTTTGCGCTAAGGTGGGTATAATGAAACGTGAATCCTTACAAAAAAGTGACGAGCTTGTTCGACTCTGCTATGCTGAAAAAGAATTTTGCCAAATGCAAAAATGGGACCTTAACCTTTTCCAAGCGTGGTTACAAGCAGTATGGGGTGTAGAATATTTACCAGGTGATTTGTTTGGTGAATTTACTATCAGCATAATTGATGAAGACAAATACATTTTCTTTTTGTTAAAATACCCAGATCAGTACTGAACTGAAAATAGTTGACACACTGCTGATCATTTGCTAGTATATAAACATGGACGAAGATCAATACAGCGAAGATTTACACCGTTTATGTTATGCTCAACGAGAGATCGAAAAAATCAATCCAGTCTGGAATCTAGATCAATTTCAGCAGTGGCTCAATGACAATTGGGGTGTCCATTGGTTGGAACAAGCTGAGTTTCCGGGCCCATATATCCAGGTATTGGATCAGGACAAATATATCTTTTTTGTACTAAAATTCCCCTCGCACTATACAGACGAACTTGATTGATTTTGATCAGCTGACCTGCTACAATAGAAACATGAGCAAAAAAGAGTTTGAACAACTCGAAAAAATTGAAACGCTGTTGGCGGACTTTTTGAATCGTGCGGGTGACCCAGATGAGCAGCTGATTTCTGACGCTTTGGACCAAGTGATTCAACTGGTAGAGTCAACCCGTTCACAACAAAAAGAGCTTGAATCTCGCTTGCAATTGCTAAATGAAGCACGTTGGGCGGCTAACCCGGATCGCATGGGTGGTCAGTTTACGGCTGACGAAATCCTCAATAGCAGCCAATGGCGCTAGGTTGTTGAAAACAAACAACTTAAAATTTTTGCATTTTGGTTGACGACAAGCTAACCGCTTGCTAGACTAAAAGAGTAGTAGAAAACACAACACAAAAGGACACACAGAGCACACAATGAAGAACAAGATTCAAGTTCGGGTTATTGACGGCGACTACAAGGGTGAACAGGTTCACAATTCCGTTTTTACCATGTTTGAAGATTGCCGCCAAGAAGGTGGTTACATTGTGGTTAATGGCACTCGTTGGAATCGTGGCAAGGTCCGCGTTCGCGTCAACAACATGGAAATCCTGAACCCAGGAGTTGCGTCTTCGGTTTGCGCTGATGAAACTGCTGCTCCGGTAATTGAAGAGACGGACGAGGAAATCCTGACCCGTTTGAAGGACCGATTTGAAATCCTGGATGAGATGAGCCGTGCAGCTATTGGTGGTGACATTCGGGCGCTGATTGTGCAGGGCCCTCCTGGAGTTGGCAAGAGCCATGGTGTTACTTCTGAACTGGAGAAAGCCAACTTGTTCACTGAAATTGCTGGTCTTCCTCCCAAGTACGAAGTGGTCAAAGGTTTCATGACTCCGATTTCCTTGTACTGCAAACTGTACACCCACAGTGACCCGGGTCATGTGCTGGTTTTTGATGACTGTGATAGCATCCTGGAAGACGAAGAGAGCCTGAATGTGCTCAAAGCGGCGCTGGACAGCGGCAAGAGCCGTCGGGTGTATTGGGGTTCGGACAGCAAGATGCTGCAACGTGAGGGCGTTCCCAACAGCTTCGACTTCAAAGGCACTGTGATTTTCATCACCAACCAGAAGCTGGACAGTCAGCGCAACTCCAAGCGCACCGCGCACTTGAGCGCCCTGCAGAGCCGCTGCCACTTCCTGGACCTCAAGATGAACAGTGTTCGTGAGTGCCTGATCTGGATCCGCCACGTGATCACCAGCGGCAAGATGCTGGAACAGTACGGGCTGAACGAGAAGAAGGCCAACGAAGTTGTGGACTTCATGTACGAGAATCAGGACCGGTTGCGTGAACTGAGCTTGCGCATGGCGATCAAGATTGCGGACCTGGCCAAGATCAGCAGCCGGTGGCAGATGCTGGCCCGCGAGACCTGCATGCGGTAAGCAGGCTCTGATAGGAGCGGATGGAAGTGATGGGCTAGGGTTTTAACCCTAGCCCATTTTTTATAAATACTTGCATGGACCAGAATCTCAGATTGGGTTTGGCGTTTAGCCAAACAGGAGAACCAGTGATAGTGATAGGGCACGGTGAAAATTTTGCCGTGTGGAATCAAAACCAAGTACTGTTGATCTATGATGCTGACCAGGGAGATGTGGTGGGACCTTTAAGTGCCGGTTCAGTTTGGGACGCTATACTCCTTTTTTCCAACTGGAACTCTTGCAATATAGACGAAAAACTGCTACAATAAATTATGCTTAAACCTACTCTTTTTATCACAGTTTCTTTTTTAGTGGTGATGGGAACCGCACTCAGAGTCACTGGCTCAAATCAAAATTCTGAACCCAAAGGGTATCAGCTCGCCAGTTGCTTCAAGTGCCATGATGGGTTCAAGGACCCAGCCGTGCTGGCCACCAAGCAGGCCGAAGCAATCAGCCGAGTTCAGTCTGGCAAGATGCCCCCAGGAGTTACTTTGACTGAAGCTGAAAAATCCAGTCTAATCAAACAAATACAACAGTCTTCTCGTTAATCATGCTACACATTACTGGATTCGAAGATGACGTAGTTACTATGGAGAAGACGGTGGATTTGCTGTTGAACACCCACTTCACAACAACCATTAAAAAATATCAGATTCCGATGCTCAGTATCTCTGATCAGAAGATCCTTGCGGATATAAAGTCACGCAGTTGGGGGAACTATGAATACCCTCCGCTGACCCGCAAACAACAGATACTGGTACAGAAGATTGTGAGCAAATATCTACTCTTGCTCAAAGCTCTAAATTGGCCAGTAGAGGAGTTGATTCAGCCCATCTGGGCCAAACCTCCTAGACCAGAAGTGCCGTCGACCAGGAGCATAGAATATGATACTGAGAAAAATCAGTTTCAGATTCGGCAGCCCTATTCGAAGCCTGTTGTGAATTTCCTGTATGCAGTAAAGGATAGAGCGGATTTTTTTCCAACTCTGGAATACGATAGAGAGTCTAATCATTGGACTCTGTCTCCTGGTGAACAGTCCGTCGCTTTGATGAAGCATCTAAACAAACGGTCAGATTATCATCTGGATGAATACACCATGAGTCTTCTGCGTGGGGCGCAGGTATACAAAGTGCCCACTGTGGTTTATCTAAACGGCGAATGGGTGTTTGAAAATATGACTAGCTCTTTGCAGGAACTATGTTCACAGCTAGTGCAAGCCGAAGATTCCCTGGTGGCCCAGGCATTTGGGTTGAGTTCACTGGGATTGACTTTTGGAAACTCAGCTAAATCCGTGTTGAGAACTTGGCTTGGTAATGATGAAATTCAGATACTGTTTGACCATGCTCCCAAATTGGACCTAACGCAGGTGGATAGTTTGGCCAACCTGATCAAAGCAGTGGATCGCTGGCCAGTTGTTTCGATATCACACTGTTGGTCGGGTAAATATTTTCAGTTCTGCAAAACACTGGAAGCACAGGTTGGACATGACATAGTACACACGAAAAATATACAAAAGGTTCCTGAGAACCCCGCTTGGATATTGGTGAATCTCAGTAGTCAGTATAATTCCATCGGAGAACATCACTTGAAATTATACGAACTAACCAATCAAAAAAAGCCCGTAAGACTAATACTAGTAAAAGACTAATCACAACATATGAAATGTATCATAAAAATCAGCGATGAAGTGAATGTGAAGTTTGAGGGTCTGGAATTAGACATCAGAAAAAAACTCACTGCGCGGTTTAAAAAAGATATTCCACATGCCAGGTACTTGCCAGCGGTTCGCTTGGGACGATGGGATGGAAAAAAAGCGTTCTTCAATCTGGGAGGGACTAGCTATCTGAATCTGCTGGACCAGATTTTACCCATGATTGAGCAAGCTGGTTATGATATTGAGCTTGATGATCAGCGTCAGTATCAAACTCACTTCGAGTTTGAACCAGTGGAAGCTGATTCATTTGCAAGTGCTGTTTGGCCTCAAGGACATCCAGCAGCAGGACAACCAATCACAATCAGGGAACATCAGCAAAAGGTTATTAACCAATTTTTAGGTAATCCACAGAGCTTGCAAGAGGTCGCCACAGGCGCAGGTAAGACACTGATCACAGCAGCTCTGAGTCAGAGATGTGAATCATACGGGCGTACAATTGTGATTGTGCCCAACAAGAGCCTGGTGGTGCAAACAGAAAGAGATTATCAGTTGTTGGGGCTGGATGTGGGAGTATGGTTTGGTGATCGAAAAGAATTTGGCCATGCTCACACAATCTGCACTTGGCAGAGCCTGAACAATCTGATGAAAAACGCTCGAAATCAGATTGGTGCTGAAGCATCCGGCTTAATGACCATACAGGATTTTATTCAGGGTGTTGTGGCAGTCATAGTGGACGAATGTCACCAAGCCAAAGCTGAGGCGTTAACTGAATTGCTCACAGGGCCACTGTCCAGGATTCCTATTCGTTGGGGACTCACTGGGACCATTCCCAAAGACGAATATGAGTGGTTCAGCTTGCTAGTAGCAGTGGGTCCAGTGATCAGCCGGTTAGCCGCGGTGGAACTTCAGGAAAAGGGAATACTGAGTCAGTGCCATGTGAATATTCGACAACTAGTGGATCACGGTGAGTATCGTGATTACCAGAGCGAACTCAAGTATCTTGTGGATAATGCTGATCGCATGGCACATATTTCCAAGATGATTGCTGACATAGCACAAAGCGGCAACACCCTGGTATTAGTGGACAGACTCAGTGCAGGCAATCACATTTGTGCCACATTGCCTGATGCAGTGTTTATCAGCGGCAAAGACAAACTGAAAGATCGCAAAGCACAGTACGATCAGATGGCAGTCAGTGACAACAAAATCACAGTGGCTACATACGGTGTCGCAGCAGTAGGTATTGACATCCCACGGTTGTTTAATGTGGTGCTGATTGAACCCGGCAAGAGTTTTGTGCGAACCATCCAGAGTATTGGCAGAGGACTCAGAAAAGCTCAGGACAAAGACATGGTGCAGATCTGGGACATTACCAGCACAATGAAGTTCAGCAAGCGGCATCTAACCAAGCGTAAATCCTTTTATTCTGAAGCTGAGTATCCGTTTACTATCGAAAAGGTGGACTGGCAACGATGACTTGGAGCATAGTATCTGAAGAAGCTAAAAGAAAGAAGAAAATTCTGCAATATGAACAAAAGCGACAGTGGCACAAGTGGTGGGCGTGGCATCCAGTTAGCATAAAGAAAACTGAGGACTATGAACAGTGGGTTTGGTTTGAACCAGTTTATAGAAGAGCAAATGACCATTTCCCTTGGAGAACCTTTTGTAAATATAGGTGGGAATACACCACTGACTTTGAATTACTAAAACAGATTTACTGAGATAACAAAATGCGTTGGAACATAGAAACCAAAGAAGAGTATATTGCAAGACTGAGCAATTGGCACCGCTGGCTGGCTTGGCGTCCTGTCCGAATAGTGAACAGCGAAACCAAACGCACACAACGGGTGTGGCTGGAAACAGTTTGGCGACGAGGTAGTCTGGGCAAACCAGACAGAGACGGCGTCCAATGGTGGAGTTGGACTTATCTGTCAGACCCTGCTGATTTTGAACTACTAAAAATGATAGGAAACGAAAAGGAATTTTAGTCTTACTAGAGTTTGTGTTATACTATAAGAAACAATTATGAGAATTCTTACTAACGAAAATCTCAGCTATGATATCAACGATCTACCCGACGAGGTAGATGATCTTAGATTCTGTGTGTTTGATAATAGCGATCCATCCGAGGCTGACTACTACTTTACTCCGCTGATTTTTCTGGAGAGTTTTGTTACTCCAGCACTGGTGCTCAAGATTGGTCAGCATCAGTTGACTATGCCCTTGGATTGGCAGATGCTGATTGGGGAACCCGACCATGGTGATCTGGAAGTGGTGCCCTTAACCAGTATCAATGACCGAGGGTTTAAAGCCTTCACATTCAATCCACTCAGCAGCTTTCGACCAGAATTCTCTCCAGTGGAAATTGTGGACGTGTTCACTGATAACCGTTGGTATTTTCCCAAGCTCAAGAACGGACAGCTTTTGTGTGTGCCACTGACTCGTGGCGTAAAGCCTCCGTGTGTTTACTTTGTCAAAGACATCAGTCGTAATTGTGAAATTATCAGATACTCCAAGGCTTGGTGATCGAATGGGGTATACGAGATTCACAACCACTGGCTTTATACTGAATATAATAGATCAAAAAAATTCTCGTGAACCCTGGGTCAGATGGTTTTGTTGGTACCCCAAAAAAATCAACGGTCGATGGATTTTTTTGAAATTTGTTTACAGAAAGAAGCACTGGTTCAAAGCATTTGATCTTCGTGCATGTGAGTGGAAATATGCCGCTACTGCCTTTGACCTGTTGCGTGAGATCTAGTACAATGACAATATGTACTAGATATATTTAATCTTATAAAGAGGTATACCAATGAGCAAGCTGGATCTAAACACTGAGTTAGCAGCACTGGATCACAAAGAAAGAAAATTTTATCAGAGCCTGGATGATCAGGAACGCAAGAAATTCAGTACCTACCTAATGCTGAGGTACTCTGCCAGTGTAAGCGGGCATCCAGATCTTCAAGCATACTATCTGATGGCCACTAACGAAAACGTTAACAAACATTTCTTTGATCTTAGCAAACACCCTGAGTTACAGTGGTTATCCTGTACCACAGTGAGTCCTGGTATGGGCACACAACGACATTATTGGCACAATACTAAAAAAGATAGCAAGAATACCGATGCCTACCAGAAAAAACTCACAAAGATGGTTCGAGAAAAGAAACCCAACCTCAGCGACGAAGAGATTGATCTCTGGATCCTGATTAATGGAATCCCAGCCATAGAGCAATGGATCCTGGATCACGGAGATGAGCTGCCCAAAGCATAAAGTATGGCATACCTTTGTGAACATTGCAGTAAACATTTTGCTCGAGAAAGCACACTCACATCACATTTGTGTGAACCCAAACGACGCTGGCAGGACAGAAACACAGTAAGCGTGCAACTGGCTTTGGAAGTCTATCGTCGGTTCTATCAGCATTGCCAACCCAGTCACAAACTCAAAACCTGGGAACAGTTTGCTAACAGCAACTATTATTCAGCATTTGTGAGGTTTTCACAATATATGTTGGACGTTAAATGTGTGAACACCGGTGGTTTTATAAATTATGTGATACAAAAAAACATCAAGCTGGATCAATGGGCCAGTGATCGTGTATACACAGATTTTTTGATACATTGGACTCGCAACGAAGATGCCTGGGATGCTGTGAAACGCAGTATTGAAACTGCATCAGACTGGGCAAATGAAGCAAATAGTCATCCGGCTCATTATTTCCTTTATGCCAATCACAGTCGTATTATGGCAGATCTGGATCGCGGCAGAGTCACTGCTTGGTTTGTTCTGGGTACACAATCAGGGCAAACCTGGTTAACAGCATTGAAACCAGAGCAACTGGACTTGATCTATCGCTGGATAGACCCAGAATATTGGGGCAAAAAACTTTTACAGAATTCGGCTACTGCAGAAATACAAAACACACTGGAACAGGCGGGTTTTTAATGAGCGACATCACACCCAAACCCATTGGGTTGCTGTATACAAAAAAGGATCCAATCACGCATTTGAGTCGTCGTGATCTGGATCAGATGAATCGGTTGGCTCAAACTGATTTGGGTATGAGAGATCTTTTACTAAAATGTCACATGTACTATATACTGAAGACTGATGCAAAAGAAATTTACTAGCGACATTGATATGGATTTTGCCAATAGGGATCAAGCTCTGGCTCTGATTCAGCATGTTCCAGCCAGCCAGTGGCGAGATGGACAGTTGGTTAAACACAACACTGGGGTGTATGTTACAGAAGCTCCAGTGGATTCAGTACTGGGCATTTGCGGATTAGATTATGAAACCGCAGAAGATCTGGGTTATGTAAAGCTGGATTTTCTAAACGTCAGCGTGTATCAGCAGGTGAAAAATCCTCAACATCTTCAGCAGTTGCTGAATACCGCACCTGACTGGAAAAAGCTAGAAGATCATGATTTTTTCACCCAGGTTGTACACATCGGCAATCACTGGGATCTGTATCGTAAACTCAAAGAGCCACTGGATTCAATAGCTCGAATGTCGATGTTTTTAGCACTGATCAGACCTGCCAAGAGGCATCTGGCCAACAGCAAATGGTCTGAAATCTCAAAAACTATTTGGGACAAGCCCACCGATGGTAGCTATGCGTATAAACGTAGCCATGCCACAAGTTACGCACATCTTGTAGTAGTGCATATGAATCTACTGATTGAACAAGGTCAGTGATTGGGTTTTCTAATCAGTGTAATGCTACGTCTTTTGGTTTTTCTTTGAGCTAGTTCTGCTAAACTCACGGCTGGGCCGTGCATTAAAACCACATCCTTGGTGTTGAAAATCCTCAAGCATGACTTGTAAACTTCCCATTCATGCTTGAGGAAAATATTAATAGGTATAGTTCTGTTGGATTCCCACCACCATTGCTCGCCCAGTTCCAAAAACTGATGGCGAGCATCAGTGTCTTTGATGGAATTCAAATCATAGAAATTTGTCACAAAAGCATCGCGGTTTTGTATGATACCGATGTACTCCTCGTTACCATAACTGATCACGCTGATAAATGGATATTTCTCTGTTAAACGCTGAAAGATATTACTCATGCTTTGGATAAATAAGTGGTATGCAAACACTCAGGTTATATTTATATGATCAAATTCTATCTCTGCAAATATCTCCTGACCAGACATTGATATTGGAGGACAGGACTGTGTTTACAAAGCCCATTGTGATCTACAAAGGTATTAACAATCGCCTAAAAATACTGGTAAAAAATGCTGACCAGAAGGCAGTGAATATCACTGGTTTAACATTTTATGCTGAACTAGTGCGCACTCCCCAGCGGGATTTCGTAAGCAGCTTTAACATCACCAACGTGACTCCTGCCAACGGGGTGGCAGAACTAGAAATTCCAGCCAGTGTGATAAACCCAGTACCAGTGGGATATTATCATTTGCTTGTTAAATACAACAACGGAACTGATGACGTCATGGCCTATGCTGACGATAATTATAGTGTAGCCATTCCAGTGGAGTTAAAATTGGGCTATCGAGTCAGCGGTGACGAATATGAACTGGGTGAAAATCTCGACATGGGTAGCGTGCCTGAACTGGTGGACGAGATCAGAGATTTAGGAGCATTATAATATGGCAAAACGTTTACAATTAAGGGGTGGAACAGCAGCACAAAATAATGCTTTCACAGGTGCAGCCAGAGAACTCACTGTGGATACAAGCAATTGGATGCTGAGAATACACGACGGCACCACAGCGGGCGGAAACCTAGTATCCAACCGTGTAGCAGTGCCTGCAACATCCAAAGGCACAGCAACTGACAGAGTGGGATTTTGGGCGGCCAATTCTCAGTACTTTTATTATTGCATTGCTTCTTATACCAATGGCGTTAATGATATCTGGAAGAGAGTAGCGTTTGATTCAGCCACTTGGTAGAAGTTTGGATAAATAAACACATGCGATTCAAAGATTTTGAAATAGTTATACACGGTGACTTTGAGTCTGGTGACGACGAGCTGGATCTGCGCAGTGCTATCGCTAAAAAGCTGGGCGGTCTCAGCGCAAAAACATCAGATGCTGAAGCTGAAACTGTGCAGAAAATAGAAGATGGTGACGCTCGCTGGGCACCACCATTGCAGCAGCATCTGGATGTGGTTAAACAAAGTCTGGAAAACACCGAAAATGTCAAAGAAAACAGCACACAAATCCTGGATCTGCATGCAGCACGGCAGCATTATGAAAAATATCATGAAAGTCAATCACGTAAAGAATCAGCTATTTTAGAACAACGAAAGTCAATAACGGAACAGATATCATTCTGTGGTCAGTGTGGACATTTAGTACTGGGAAAAGCAATCACTGAAGGATTAGATCGAGGAAAAATACAGAGACTTTGTGAAAAATGGGCAGTGATTGCAAAAAAATACACTGGTGGTATAACGCCTTGTGCGTTAGGAAAATGTCAGCCCTGGAATCATAATCAGTAAACATTGCACTAAATACTGGTTAGGGAAACACCATGGCATTTCGCAAAATCAAAGCAGGTTTGGTTAATGGACCAATCAACCAACACGTTGGTGAGATTGGAAATCTGTTTTTTGATATAGACACTGGCGAACTCAGACTAAGTGACGGAGTCACCCCTGGTGGTATACCAATACTGGGTGGAGGGGGCGGCGGAGCCCTGGTCATCAAAGATGACGGTACCACAGTGGGAACTGCCAGTGTACTAAACTTTGGTAACAACATTACCGTGGATGTTGTAACTGGGACTGCGACAGCCAACGTGGTTCCGGTAAAAATTAGCAACACAGCGCCGGCAGCAGTTGCTGGTGACTTGTGGTATAACCCCACCAATGCACAGCTTGGAATTTACTATAACAGTTTCTGGGTCTCCCTAACCACTGGTGGATCAGGCCCACAGGGCGCTCAGGGTTCACAGGGGCCATCAGGAGCTCAGGGTTCACAGGGACTAGCAGGCACTCAGGGGAGTCAGGGCAATCAAGGAACCACGGGTGCTCAGGGATCTCAAGGACCGCAGGGATTTTCGGGAGTTCAAGGGTTTCAAGGAAAGCAAGGGTCACAGGGCCTCACTGGAAACCAAGGCAGCAGAGGATATCAGGGATTTCAGGGAATTCAGGGTTCACAGGGCCTCACTGGAGTACAGGGTGCTCAAGGACACCAGGGCGACAGAGGTTTTCAAGGTAATACTGGATCCACTGGAGCACAAGGTGCCCAGGGCGCTCAGGGTAACCAGGGCAATCAGGGTTTAATTGGTGTGGGCACTCAAGGCCCACAAGGACCCCAGGGTCCTGCAGGTATCGCAGGAAGTATTAATTTCGACGGTGGTAACCCTGGTATTAGTTATGTTGGTGGTCCAGCATTTGACTGCGGTGGTGTCATTTAAATAAATAAAATATCGGAGCAATTTAATGCCATATATTCAGTTTCAGTTTAGAAGAGGAACAGCTAGTGAATGGACTAGTGCGAATCCTACTCTGGCTCCAGGTGAACTGGGATTAGAAACTGATACCCGTAAAGTGAAAATTGGCGACGGGATTAAAGATTGGGCTAATTTAAGTTATGGGATAGGTGGTGAAGATCTTCAATTAATCACCACAGCAGGAAACACCACAAACCGAGCAATTACCATTTCCAATACCACTGTTAGTAGCAACACTGTGAGTGGCGCATTGGTGGTTACTGGTGGCGTGGGCGTGGGCGGCAATCTGAATTTGGGCGGAAATCTGGTCGTCAGTAACAAAATCTTGCCCACTAGCAATGGTTTGATAGACATTGGATCCCCCACTGCTAGATTCGGCACGGTGTATGTTTCTGGAAATTCCATTGACTTGGGTGGCACAGAACTGACAGCCAATGCTGGTAATTTGTTTGTTGACGGAGTTCAATTGGCCAGCACCATCAATGGAAATTTTTCAGTCAGTGTCACGACTCCCACTATCATATCCAGTTCTGCAATGTTGACCGTGGGAAATGTTGCAACAACGCTGGATGAATTTAACATCAATGCCTATACCACAGCAAAATATATCGTGCAAGCAGTAAATGGTTCCGACTACCATAGCATGGAAGCATTTTTAGTAAACGATAAGATCAATGCTTATCTCACAGTGTATGCCAGTGTGAAAAACAATGTCAAATTAATCAATTTAGATGCTGATATTAGTTCAGGAAATGTACGGTTACGGGCAACAGGTATTACTGCTAACAATAGTGTGAAGATATTTTCAACTAAGATCTAATGAAAAATTTAATGGTTTGAATATAAATAAGATTAATCAATAGGAGACGTTCAGTGCCTTTACAAAATTTCACAATAGAATATGGCCTTACGGTAGGTAATGCCAATATCACTGCATCAAGTGGTAATATTCAAACCAGTGGTAACATTACTGCAAATAATATTAGTGTTTCAAATGCAATATCAGTGACCGGTAATGCCAACGTGGGTAATATTGGCGCCACAAATTCAGTCATCACTGCTAACGGAACTTTTGGTAATATTAACTCAGTGAGTGGTATCCTGAATGTGACAGGCAATGCCAACGTGGGCAACATTGGTGCTACGAATTCAGTGGTTACTGCTAACGGAACTTTTGGTAATATTAACTCAGTGAGTGGTATCCTGAATGTGACAGGCAATGCCAACGTGGGTAATATTGGCGCCAACAATGCAGTGTTTACTGGAGCAGTAAGCATCACTGGCAACATCAATGTGGGTAATATTGGTGCTACAAATTCAGTCATCACTGCCAATGCCACTTTTGGCAACATCAACTCAGTGAGCGGTATTTTAAGCGTGAGTGGCAACGCCAATGTGGGTAATATTGGCGCAACCAAAGGTGTTTTTAGTTCAATTGAAGATTCTTCCAGTACTACTACTGGTGCAGTGACCATAGCCGGCGGTTTGGGTGTAGCAGGAAACGCTTACATTGGGGGCAACGTCAATATTGATGGCAACCTGTATGTTACAGGCAACACCACAATAGTCAACGCCAATGACGTCACCATTGCTGATAAGACATTTATTTTGGCCAACAACGCCAGCACTGGCGCTGCTGCTGACGGTTCAGGTATCATTAGTGGTAATGTTTCTGGAAATGCTCAGGTAGCAAGCCTGTTGTTCAATAATGCCACCACCAGTTGGCAAACCAGTGTTGCTGTCACTCCTGTGGGAAATGCCAGTTTAGACTTGGGCAAAACCAGCAATTACTGGAATAATTTTTACAGTGCCAACATATACGGATCAATTGCCACTGCTGCTCAACCCAATATTACCAGTTTGGGAACACTGACATCTTTATCAGTAACTGGTAATGCCAATGTGGGTAATATCGGAGCCACACGCGGCGTATTTACTAACGTTGTGGGTGCCCTAGAGACCGCAAGTCAACCCAATATCACCAGTGTTGGAACATTATCCAGCGTAACGGTGAGCGGAAATGTCACAGCACAAGCTAATTTGTTTGTGACAGCCAACGCTACTTTTGGTAATATCAGCAGTGTCAGTGGAATATTAAGTGTCACTGGAAATGCCAATGTGGGAAATATTGGTGCTAATAATGCAGTATTCACCAACGTCAGTGGCACACTTACCACGGCTGCTCAACCCAATATCACTTCAGTGGGTACATTGAGTAGCCTATCAGTAAGTGGAAATACCAGTACTGGTAATCTCAGCGTTACTGGCATCAGCAATCTAGGTGCAGTGGGCAATGTCAAAATTACCGGCGGCACAGGTGGTCAGTTTATACAAACTGACGGTGCTGGTAATCTAAGTTTTGCTGCAGTCAGCGCCAGCAGCATTGTCAATGGTACCAGTAATGTAACCATTAACACAGCCAACGGTAATGTTACAACCAGTGTGGGCGGAACAGCCAATGTATTGGTGGTAACCAGCACAGGTGCCAACATCAGTGGTACAGCCAATATAACAGGTAACGCCAATGTGGGCAACATTGGTGCAGCCAAAGCCATATTTACCAGCACAGCAAACATAGGAGATACACTAACAGTAAACACCAGCAACATTGCCACAGCAATTGCCAATGGCGGTACTGCTGGGGTGGGTAACATTGGTGCTGCTGGGCAAGGATTTGATACACTGTTTGCACGTCAAGCATCAGCTAACTACGCTGACTTGGCAGAGATTTACGTGGCTGATGGACTCTATGAATTCGCCACTGTGATGATTTTTGGTGGTTCAGCTGAGATCACAATTAGCACAGTGAGCCATGATAGCAGAATTGCTGGAGTGGTTAGTCAACAGCCAGCATTTTTGATGAATGACACAGCCAGTGGATTGCCAATTGCATTAACTGGGCGTGTTCCATGTCGTGTGGTTGGCCCGGTTAAGAAAGGTGATCTCATTGTAAGCAGTCATCTTCCTGGAATTGGTATTGCACTGGATCCAGCACAGTACAAACCAGGCTGCGTGATTGGTAAATGCTTGGAAAACAACGACACCGCAGGTATTGTGATTGTGGAAGTTGTGGTGGGTAGATTATAAATTATCAGTAGACTCCTGTGTGTAATAAGTATCAGTGCAAGCAAGACTTGCATATAATAACACACACAGGAGGCTCAAAATGAGCAAAACCCCATATGAGATTCGTCTCGATTTATTGAAGTTGGCGGCTGAAATACTTCAGGTGCCAGTACATGAAAAACGAGGCACTCTGATCAACGAATGGCATTGTGTAAAAGAACAAAATCCCAGCACACCACATCCCACTTTGCCCGATTTCCCCTCAACAAATGACATAATTGCTGAAGCTGAAAAACTCAATAAGTTTGTAAGCAACGGGTAATAGTGTTAGAATAACAATGTGACTTCTGTTATTGTACAAACATTATTGAACTATCTTCCAGCCACAAGAAGATCTCCTAATGGATGGACGAGTTTCAATGCCCCTTGTTGTGCGCACAGAGGTCATTCTGGAGATGGACGACGCCGTGGTGGTATTAAATTAGTTGCCAACGGCGTCGTCTTTCACTGCTTCAATTGTACATTCAGCACAGGTTACACTGTGGGTGGGTCTTTTGGAATAAAATTTCGTAGGTTGTTGTCTTGGCTAGGCGTTGGGTCCACTGAGATCAATGCATTAAAAATTCAGGCCTTGCGAGAACGATCCGATAGTTTGGGGTTAGATGAATCAGATACGATTCCAGAAATTCAGATAGAACCCAGAGAATTGCCAGCCGAATCTGAACTATTGGATTCATCAAAACATGCTGAATGTTATGAATATCTGGAACGCAGATCCATAGATCCCAACTCATACACTTATTTTGTTAGCTCTGAACTTCCTCGACGAATTATAGTTCCTTTTACCCACCAACAATATCTAGTAGGATACACTGCTAGAACCATCGGTACAGCCAAACCCAAATACATACAAAGTTTGGGTATGCCCTATATATTTGGTGAGGTATTTCAAAAACCCAATTGGAATTGGTGTCCGGTCGTGGAGGGAGTTTTTGATGCCATAAGTATTGGCGGAGTTTCAGTGCTGGGTAATGAAGTTAGTGAAGCGCAAGCTGAACTGCTGGATCAACTGAATCGAAAAATTGTTGTAGTTCCAGATCAGGATAGTTCAGGCGAATCTCTAGTACAGGCAGCACTGGATTATGGATGGAGTGTGAGTTTTCCTGATTGGCCACCAGACGTCAAAGATGTCAATGATGCAGTGATGAGATGGGGGCCGCTCTTTGTTACTCGACAGATCTGGCAAGCAAGAGTAACTGGAACAACTCAGATAAAACTTAGACTCAAGCTCAACAAGAAATATAACTAATACGCTATGGAATTTACAACAGACGTTCAAAAACTGTTTTTGGAATTTATTCTTCAAGATCCCACACTGTTTACCCGTGTGAGTAATATCTATAGTTCAGAGAATTTTGACAAGAGCTTGAAGAAAGCAGCAAAGTTTATTCAGGAACATGCTGAACAGCATAGTACACTTCCGGATCGAACACAGATACGTGCAGTATGCAGTTTGAATCTACAGCCCATAGAGGGCATAAACTCTGGTCATATAGATTGGTTTATGGCAGAGTTTGAAAACTTTACCAAACGACAAGAGTTAGAACGGGCTATTCTCAAAGCTGCTGATTTGCTGGAAAAAGGCGAGTATGATCCAGTTGAAAAATTGATTAAAGATGCAGTGCAAATCAGTTTGACCAAAGATCTGGGTACTGACTATTTCGCTGATCCCAGAGCAAGATTGATGCGTTTGAAAAGTAACAATGGACAGGTTAGCACTGGTTGGAACGGGCTGGATCGTAAACTGTATGGTGGTTTTAATCGGGGCGAATTACAAATTTTTGCTGGTGGATCAGGATCGGGTAAAAGTTTGTTCATGCAAAACTTGGGATGCAACTGGACATTGTCTGGATTAACTGGAGCTTACATCACACTGGAACTCAGTGAAGACCTGTGTGCTATGCGTATTGATAGCATGATTACTGGGTTGCCTACTCGAGAGATATTCAAAGATCTGGACGATGTAGAGATGAAGGTCAGGATCGTTGGTAAGAAAAGCGGTGATTTTTATATCAAGTATCTGCCAGCACAAAGCACAGTAAATGACATACGCAGCTATGTAAAAGAACTACAAATACGCAGCGGCGTAACGATAGATTTTTTGTGCGTGGATTATTTGGATTTGCTCATGCCTGTTAGCGCCAAAGTCAGCCCCAATGACTTGTTTGTTAAGGACAAATATGTCAGTGAGGAGTTGCGAAACCTAGCCAAAGAACTCAATGTATTGTTTGTAACAGCCAGCCAGCTAAACCGCAGTGCAGTTGAAGAAATTGAATTTGACCACAGTCACATCAGCGGCGGTATCAGCAAAATCAACACAGCAGACAATGTGTTTGGTATCTTTACCAGCAGAGCAATGCGTGAGCGTGGTAAATATCAGTTACAGTTAATGAAAACTCGCAACAGCAGCGGTGTTGGACAAAAAGTGGACTTGGACTTTGACGTAAATAGTCTGAGGATTACTGACACCAGTACTGAAGATTCTGATGGTCACAGCGAAATTCCGTCAACGACTAGCATTATGGGTCAGTTAAAAACCACTAGTTCAATCAGAACTCGTGATGCTGCCGGTGATAACCTGGGAAAAATCAATGTTGACGTACAGGGATCCAAATTAAAATCCATGTTAGCACAACTGAAAAAACCCAGTGACTAATATAAATACTCGTAAAGGTATTAATATCTTGAAAAACGGTACTCGCACATTACTTGATGAATTGACAAATGGATTGCCCGAGCACAATCGCAATCTATTGATTGAAAGCCGTGGTAATCATTTGATTACCGGAGCTATAAATCTATTGGCTAGCATTGCTGAAAGCTATGGGCCAGACTTGGCAGAAGACATGGAACGCCGATTACTGAGCAGCATCAAGAATAAAGATCCGCAAAAATTTAGTCGTGCAGCTAGGAGATTGGCATGAGAGTAAATGAGTTTTTAACAGAAGCCGAACGACCAGGGTTGTTATCCAGGTTGGGTTCCAAAATTGCTTCCAAATTTGGAAGCAAGTCTGCTGCTGGTGCACAGGAAACTGACGCGAATTTTCAGAAAGGATGGGCACTTTATCAAAAATGGTTGGGTCAGAGCGGAATGGCCGGCAAACCTGTACCTTTACAAGATATCTATGATACTTGGCAGGTGAATGGGCAACCAGATCCTCGCATGGTTCAAGCAGCAACAGAGTTAGGTCTATCAGCGACTGATGCCGTAGATGAAAAAACAGCCAAAAATCTCATATACACTTACTCACAGTTGTTTACTAGTGGAAAACCTTTACCGGCTCCACCGCCACCTACACCACCAATAACCCCCACCCCTCCGAAAAAGAAAACTCTCAAACCGGCTCCACCGCCACCTACACCACCAATAACACCCACTCCTCCGAAAAAGAAAACTCTCAAACCGGTGTTGCATAATTATAGGACTTTGGCGAGTTATATCAAAAAAACTTTAACACCAGCTCAGTCTCAAAGAATTTTAATTGGTCTGGGAGCAATGCGTCCTCCTAAAAAACCACTGAAGTTTAAAGTGGAAGAACAGGATATCATAGATAAAATCAATCATTTGCCAGTAAAACAAAGAGATCTGGTGATCCAAACTCTCACTGACAAGTACATGACTAGTTCTGTACCAGAATCGCTCAAACATGATTTGCAAAACAAATATCACCAATTTATCAACGAGGCATGACCCTATAAAAAACGTTCTGCCGGGCGCAGAAAAAAACACAAATAACCAGTGGTTTTTAGATTCAAATGCTAAATAAATGTAAGCGTAAGCTAAAGGAGATTTTAATATTATGGCACAAGTTACAAGAGTCAATCCTGTAAGCATGACAACCAACTTTGAAAACCTCAGCAAGGACCTGAGCTTTTTCACTGTGGATTACATCAATGCAATCAATGGCAGCGTGGGTCCTGAAGGCGCCCTACAGGCTGTTTACAACACTATTCAGCGTTACTACACCATCGTTGCTGCTGGTCCACTGATCGACACCAACACTCAGCAGACTTTTGCTGTGGAAGGCGCAATCGTGGCCGCTGAAGCAACCACTTTGCAGACTGCCCTGCAGGCTTTGGGCACTGTGGACACTGTTGACCTCAGCAGCTCAACAGTGACCCGCACCAAGCTGGGTATTTTGACTGCTTCTGCTGTTGCTGACGAAACTGCATTCTAACTTTGACCTCAAGTCAAACAAAGGGACCTTTCTACAAGGTCCCTTTTTTATTTTGTAAATACTCATATGCGTGAACATGGCTTAACTATGCCCAATTATAACTTATCGGGCGATCTTCAATTCATCACAATTTATACATTGTTTGATATTACCAAAACAGGTGTACTCAAAATGTTCAATGCCGACATTTCGGTATTCGTGGATGATGCAGACCAGTTGGTGAGAAATCGCACAGAGTGGGATCGTAGCAGAAACCAGCAAAGAAACTGGGAAACCATCATGCAGATCGTTGGACTAAGAGCTCAACCCATTATGCTGGAAAACCCACAGAAAATCACTGATTTTTCTTTATCTGGATTGGGTTTTGGCGAATCATACGGTAATTCCCAAACAGTTTGGGTCACAAGTTTTGCCACAGATCATGCTGACGTTTACTCCACCAGCACAGACGCAGTGGGTCTATTAAAAATTGAAAGCACTTTTGTGCCCATGATCATGGGTCTGAAGGAATCAGCCAACATCACAAAATCCTGCATTATAGCTCAGGGTAGTGACGCCAACACAGTATTTGTAATAAATAATACATTGCCCACACAGTATGTAAAATAAAGGAGCACCATGAGCACTACTGAAATTGAAAAAACCAATTTGGAAGCACATGCTGAGTTATGCGCTGAAAGATATATTAATCTTCAAGATAAGTTGGAAAACCTGGATACTCGGATGGATACCATTGAATGTAACATCAACGAGATCAAGACTTTAGTAAGTGAGATGAAGGATCAACGAAATAAACAATTAATTGGATGGGGAGTGGGCATAATCGGCACTTTGATTGGTGCAGTGAGCTTTTTGGTTTACAATTTAATCAAGCTCAAGTCATAAAAACCAATAGAGCGTGCTAAATACTAGAACAGGAAATATTTAAAATGAAACTAGACGATCTTCAGATGCCCAAAACAGCAGAAGTGATGGCCAATTTGTTAAAAAAGCATCACGGTATTCAGATCCCGGTGGACAAAATCACCGGTGCTCAAGCTGGCGTTATGCTGGAAAATGTTCAGAAAAAACTAAATCAATTTCGTAATACTCACGAAAGTCATGTGGCAGAAAAGAACAGTAACTATCTAGCATTGCTCATGGTGGAACAAACTTTGAAAACTGTGATCAAAGAAGATCAAGAACAAGAAACCCCAGGTAGCGTAATCAAGAAAGCTGCAATGTCAGCTTTGAAAAACGCTGGTTCAAAGATTCGTCGTTCAATTCCAGGACAAAGTTATGGAACACATCACCTTTCTGCTGCTGATGTTATGGATAGGTTCAAGACAGCTCGAGAAAAAGACCGTGGAAATCAGGTTGTATCAGGAACTAGATCAGTTGACGCATTGCATGCTATGGCCAACGCCAGCGATGTTGATCCTAGAACCATACAAAACATAGTAAAATCAGCCAATCGTAATCCCAAAAGCATTAATCCTCAGGATGCTGAGCTGTTATTGAAGATTGTAACCAAAACTCTACAGCAGAAACAACTTTCAGAATCCGTGGATCTCATGGAAAGTTCAGTGGGCGAAGCTGAAGTGGTTCTGGCTGCCAAAGACATGGTGGATCGAGTACAGGATATGGTGGAAACACTGGGCAAAATGGTAAATGAAGAATTGCCTGCTCTGAGTGAAACAATCCGCGACACTATGACTCCAGAACAAGCTGACGCATTTGTGACCAGCGCCACTGATGCCATCAATGCAGCATTGGAAAATATCCGCGAAACTAAAAATTTATTGGATTCAGCAACACAATCCCTTGCTGGTGAAGAACCACTGGAAACAGAACCAACAGACGTTGGTGTTGAACCAGCGCCTGAACTTGACGCTGATGCTGGCACTGAAGAAGCGCCAGCAGAAGCTGAACCAGTAGAAATGCCCAAACCCGAACCCATGGGCCGAGCAAAAAGATAACAAGAGGTAGCGATGCCCACA